GTTCTAACTTCAGAGATCTTCTTCATTGACACTAACTCATCTTTCAAGTAACCAAGAAACTTATGATCAATAATCTTAGTCTCATCATAAGACTGCATTTCATCTAATTTCTTCATTACCATCTTCTTAAAGAAAGGATCATAGCCAAATTCTCCTTGTTCATCAAACCAGATATAATCCATTTTTCCACGTTTTTTGTGGTGGTATATCAAGGGATAACCACATGATGTAGTCACTCGCAAGCTTGATAATAATCCTGGAACTCCTTTACAGGCTTCTTCAAACGACAATGGTCGTCTCCCACAAACCCATTGTAGATTTTGCTTTAAAGTGTGTAGCATACTAGATGCGACACGAATTATTCTAGCATTATCCATATGGGCGTGCTGAACGATTGCTCCATTCTCAATAGAATTAACTATAGGATCCATCTGTCCAGCTCTTGGATCATAGACGGAAAGTATAGCAGGTTCTTTCTGTGGTTTCACGGAAAGCATTCCAGCAATCAAACTTGGTTTGATTTTAGTCCTCGTAGGTAAATGTATACGTTGCTGTCGCTCAACAGTTTCATATACAGACAGATTAGGATAGTCTGGGTGTTCAACTGGTCCCTGGCTTTCCAACACTTGCTCAGCATTACATGCTTGTAGGATATTTATGTAATCACTTGAGTTCATGCTTTGAAAGTGTGTATCATTAGCTACACCATTAATCAATCCTTTCAAGTAAACATCCAGTTCTTGAATGTCAACTCCCCCAGTTTTACACCAAAGTTCATAACTCTTAGAGCTACAAACTTTAGACATAAAAGTTTTGAGAAAATTGTCAATCTTCATTCCGTCATTTGGGTATTTACTTCTAAGATTATCTTCAAGTGCTGTCAGAAAAATGGCTAATTGCTTATCCCCTTCACCAACAAATTCCAAATCTTCTGAGAAGATTGGTTTTGCTATTTGGTGAATTGAACTAAACATTTCTCTGGTAATTATTGTGGACATGCCTTCAGGATCACTAGATTTACTAGATGATCCAGCTACATGCAACCCAACAATTTTACCAGCGAAAGGTCCACTCAAAACGACTAGTGGTGAACCACAATCGCCGACGATTGTTTCGGCCTTATATCTAATAGCCACATCCAAAATTCGAATTTGCTTATCAATACGATAGGGTCTGTTAATTGCAATTGATGCAGTAACAAACTTTCTATCAATATCGCCAATAAGCACCGCACTAAAAGTGTCTAGCTGATCTATTTCACTTGCAGAGAGAAAT